TGATGATAACGGAAAGGATGTTGGAATGTCTACTGATGATTTTGCTATCTATAGAGAAAAAGTTGGAAAAGAAGAGTTTAATTATGAGGGTCATAACATAGTTGGATTTTCCCCAAGGGCATTGATTGATTTTCAAATAACAGGAGATAAAAAATTTTTAGAGGATATAGAACAAGCACCTTTAGTGAAAGTTGGTTGGGAAAAACTAAGAGATTCAATTAACAACGGGGTAATATTTGCAATCATCACTGCAAGGGGTCATTCACCTATGACTCTGAAAAAGGCAGTTGCTAAACTTATAAACATGGGTCGTGGTGGTATAGATAAAGAACAATTAATAAGGTCGTTAAAACAATTCAGAAATGTGATGGGATTAAAAGATCTTGATAATTCAGAGTTAGTAAGAGATTATTTAAATAGATGTTTTTTTGTACCCGTAAGTTATGGATCGGACGATGCAATTTCGCCCGAAAAAAAGAAAAATATTGCAAATCATAAATTTCACGACTATACAAGTGGATTATCTTACCGACTTCAGAAAAAAGAATATTATGGTAACTTTATAAACAACCTCGGACCTATAGAGAGTGGATTTGTTTTTGTTTCGCCTGAAATACACTTTTTAGATGACGATGAAAAAAACGCTTTAGCGTCAAAAAAATATTCTAAAGAAAAAGGTTTAGATAAATTAAGAACATTTCTTACTAAATCAGGAGAAGAAGAAGAAATATTCGAGAATAAAACAATTAAAAATTTAAAGGCTAGAATTAAAAGAACAATATTTTAAAAAAAAACAAAGTAAATAGAAAAAAATTTACACAACAAATATTTATAAATAAAATAAAAAAATTTAAAACAACTAACTATGGCTGATTTGTGAATGAAAGGACCAATCCCTTATGAACCTAAAAAGAAAAATAGGTTTATTCTTCGATTCCCTTCTGATTTGGGGATCAATGAATGGTATGTACAAAGTGCTGCAAGACCAAAAATTGATATCACATCAACACCAATTAAATTTCTTAATACAGAAACCTATGTTGCAGGTTCTTTTAAATGGAACCCAATTTCGGTAAAATTGTTGGATCCAATTGGACCTTCTGCCGCTCAAGCAATGATGGAATGGATTAGAACAATCGCTGAATCAGTAACAGGTAGAATGGGATATGCAGCGGGATATAAAAGAAATGTTGATCTAGAAATGTTAGACCCAACCGGAGTTGTTATTGAGAAATGGTTACTTGTAAACGCATTTCCTACAGGAGCTGATTTTGGTGGTGTAGGATATGACGGTGACGGTTTAGTTGATATTACATTCAGTTTAGTGATTGATAGAGCAATTCTTGTTTATTAATTTATAACTTGTAATTTACATTTAATAGTTCAATATTATTTTTATATTGAAAAAAAATATTACTATGGAAGAAAAAGAATATGGACAAGTTAATTTTAATTTACCTCACGACATAATCAGATTACCGTCAAAGGGTCATTATTATAAAAGTAAAAAATCAAGTATTAAAGTTGGGTATCTTACAGCTGCGGATGAGGACATTATTAATTCAGCAGCCGGAAATAACAACTTTCTTTTTCAATTATTAAGAAGTAAGATATACGAACCGGATTTAAGAGTTGAAGAATTGTTAGAAGGGGACATTCAAACCGTTCTTATTTTTTTAAGAAATAGTTCATTTGGTCCTGAATATAATGTAACATTAGTAGACCCTGTCACAAGTAAACAATTTTCTCATACGTTTTTAATAGAAAGTTTAGATTTTAGAAAAAGTGAAGTTGAACCTGATGAAAATGGATACTTCACAACAACACTTCCTAGAACAAACAAAACAGTTAAAATTAAACCATTAACTTTTGGAGAAAAACAAGAAATCCAACAAATGGTTGATAAGTATCCATCTGGAATGGTAGCCCCACAAACTCTTTGGACATTTACAAAACAAATTTCTGAAATAGACGGAAACTCAGACAAAGGTTTCATTTCTGAATTTATTCGAACAATGCCTATTATAGATTCTAAACATCTTAAAAGATTTATTGACACCAATGAACCTGGATTAGATTTAACTGTAAATGCAATCGCCCCGTCTGGAGAAAACGTATCCTCAAGGATAACGTTTGGGGTGGAGTTTTTTCGGCCTTTCTTCGGAGTATAGTTCATACCTAATAGATCAATACATTTTCTTATCCAAAAATATGAACATGTCATATGATGATTTTTTAAAAATCCCAACTTATAAAAGAATGTACATCATAGACAAGTTAATCAAAACCAATGATAAAAATGGTTGGGCTTAATATTTATCAAATAAAAAAGTATGTTTTTTGTTTTCTCAGGTGATTTTATAGACAAACCGACTTATCTTGCGGCTGATATAACCAAGGCATTGGGAAAAAATTTAGTAGACATAAGAGAAACTGTCATTAAAATTGATGGTGAATTTGGAAAAGTTGCGTCTTCTATTGGTATGGGTAGAGAACAAGCTTTTCTACTTAAAAAAACATTAACAGAAAATTTATCCGAAGTAATACGATTAGGTGGGGATCTTTCTAAAATTTCGTTACAACAACAATCCTTAAATGAAACTTTTGGTAGATCCATTGTTTTAAATAAAGAATACACCGATGATTTATATGCAACAACAGCTGTAACAGGAAAAGAAGCAAAAGATTTATTTGAGGCATATGCTAACGTAGGTAAATCTGTTTACCAAGTGTCTGATGACATGGCCGGAATTGTTCAAAACATGCAACTTATAGGGATAAATGCTAGAGCTGTAACTCAAGCTGTTGTGACAAACATGGATGCTTTGAGTAAGTTTAATTTTCAAAACGGAGTTCAAGGGTTAACAGACATGGCGGCTCAATCTGCAAAACTAAGAGTTGACATGAAAACAGGTTTGGATTTTGCAGAAAAACTTTATGATCCCGAAGCCGCACAAGAATTTGTTCAAAACATATCTAATCTTGGAATTCAAACTTCTTCGGCATTGAAAGATGTCAATCAAGTTAGATATATGGCCTTGAATGACCCGATGAAATTACAAGAAGAGTTGGCAAAAAGTTTATCAACTTTAGTAGATGAGTCAGGAAATATAAGTGCAAAAGGAATGCAGTACCTTAAAGAGGTATCACAATTTTCAGGTTTACAAATGACAGATGTTAAAAAAATGGCAATTTCAATGTCAGAAATTCAAAAGAAACAAGAGTTAATCAATGAAGCTGGAATTACTGTAACGGATCCAAAAGAACTTGAAAGATTAGAAAATTTACTTCAAAAAGGTAAAACAGGAGAATTTGAAGTAAAATTTATGACTTCAACCGGTGAAGAAATTACAAAGGCGGTGGATAAGTTAACATCAAGAGAAAAGATAGAGTTGGAAGGTTATTTAAAAAAACAAACCGATGTAATTACACAACAAACAACTGATGACAAAACAGGAGAGACAACACTCAAAGATTTAGTTGTTGCTCAAATGGGAGTTGCTGATGTTTATAGAAATTCAATGGAAAGTTTAGCAACTGTGTTACCAAATAGAATTGCAGGATCGATTACGGGAGAAAAAATTGCAGAAGGTATATCAAATGCCACAAAAAAAACGACAGAAGCAGTTTTAGATGGTATCGATAAACTTGCAAAAGACCTCCCTAATAAAATAAATGATATTATAAAAGCTAACGATATTGCCATTACAAAAATCACCGATAATGTCACTAAAGGAGTCGACAATGCTAAAATTGCCTATGATAAAATTACTGAGGAATTAACGAAAATAACTGAACACTCGTACAATATGTCGAATGCTCTGAGTGAAATTAAAACTTTATTTGGAAAAACAGGAGACATGATTTCTCTTCCTAATGGAGGTGCAAGGTTTTATTTAGATGAAGGGGGAATAAAAAAATTCAGTGAAAAAGACACCGTTTTTGCGACTTCAGAAGGACCAAAAACCGCTGAAGAAGCAAATCAATTAATTAATCCTAAACCAATTGAACCAATCATACCTCAAACAAATCCAGTTCCGATACAAAATAACTTACCAATAACAGATTTAGCATCTAAAATTGCTGAAATGTCTATACCACGAAATAATGAGACAAAAAAAGTTGAAGCGTCATTTGAACCGTTAAACGTGAATTTTAATATGAGTTTAAAAATAGACGGAGCAACAAACATAGATCAAAGAAAGTTAGAAGAAACGTTAGATGCAATGCTCAAAACAAACGAAGTTGCAGAACAAATAAGAACGTCTCTAAAAGGAATTCAAGGAATCTCTTTCAAATAAAAAAATAAGATTTATTCTATTTATAGAAAAACCCTTAAATGTCAGAAAGTTTATTAAGTTTTCAAAATAGTGCAACTTTTAGAAATAAATTAATCACAAGGACACTACCCAAGTATAGTGTTGCGGGTTTTTATTCATCACCACAAGGACCAACTAATTATGAGACAGTACTTTCTGATTTTAGTGATACAAACAGTCCTGGTATTGGAGATACAAACATTGCAAACTTATTTTATCCATTAAATGAATACGGACCAAATGGTGGATTTGTAAATCAAATTAGTTTTAACGGTCCGGCACAAATAAATTCATCTAATCAAGGAGAGTATAACCCAAACTCAACACAATTATTTGTACCATCAGAACCTAATAGAACAAATGCTTTTGTTAAGAATGTTTATGGACCTATTGGAGGATACAACAATTTAATTACATTATCCGAGATTCAAATTATAGATCAGATTCACCAAAATTATTGGGAACCACCATCTTTTAACAATTCTTCTTACGATACCTACAACTTATTCTTAAATAATGATCCTTCAGGATCAAATGGATTTTTATCAAACGATTCATATATTGCAAAACTTGGTCAAGAATCTTTAAGAACAAACTTTAATGCGTCTATTGCTGCTATAGATTCACGACAACTTTATAGACAAACCAATACAAGTCAAACATCACCATCTGCATTGGCAGGAAACGGACTTGGTGGATCGGTTGATTTTAGAATTACTTTATCACCTTCACCAATTTCATTTTTAGATGCGTTACAAGGAAATTTTTCACCAACTTCACCAATAGAAGGTGGTATTTTTATTGATGATAATGAGGATAGAAGCCCAACAACTTTTGGACAATTACAAAATGTTTCACAAAATATTGCAGGAGGTTCACTAAATTTATTGGGAGGTTTTGATAGATATACCCAACCATCAAGAAAACTTTTAGAACAAACAGGTGGAGGTCAAGTTGCAACATTATATAGTTTATTAAATAAAAATATATTCAAACCATCTTACGTTTTACCAACTGGAGGAAATGTTGTTATCAATGGTGTTAATGGTGTTTTAAGAAACTTTGGAGCAGCTGTTGAAGGAGGTTTCTATGTTGGATCTGATATAAATAACCCATCATTCATTGGTTCTCCTTTAAACGCAATACCTGTTGACGCTTACGGTAATAGATCCGACGCTATGGTGTTTGGTCCTGACGAGTTAAGTAATATATATGAAGGAGATTCATCTATAGGTTGGTCATGGGGATTAGGAGGATTTGCTTATGACGATTGTTCTAAACCAGACGCTGGCATGGTTTGGATTTCTCCAAGATTTTATAATAATGCAGGGTTCAGAGTAAAACAAGGAGGAGATGCGGTATCTATTGATGACGACTTCAACCAAATTGCATCAACATACTTTCAAAATGTATCGGACAGATTCAATTTCAAACAAGGATCCATTTTAGATGAAACTCAAAGATTAGTAAACGCTGCAGATAACATCACAGGTGTAAGAAGATTAAAACACGCAGGAAATGCTATTAATCAAATATCAAAAGTTTTTCACGATGGTTATAGAGAAATTACAAAAGGATCTAAAGTACTTAAATATTTAGACAACTCAACAGGAGAGGAAGCTGGAATTCAGTATCAAAGAGTTTTTACAAAAGACACACCATACTATACTTTTAATGATTTACAAAAAGTTGAAGGTATCACAATTAGTAACAGAAGATTTCAAAATTCTGTTTTTGATAGAACGTATAATTTAAATATTGCACCAACCAAAGGATTGGGGTCAACAAGTGTTGGAATCAAAAATGCTAAAAAATATATGATATCAATCGAAAATTTGGCATGGAGAACATCCGATAGACCAGGTTTTACTTATGAAGATTTACCTATATCAGAAAGAGGACCAAATGGTGGAAGAATCATGTGGTTTCCACCTTATGATTTAAGTTTTAAAGATGGATCAACCGCATCATTTGACGAGGTACCATTTTTAGGAAGACCAGAACCCGTTTATACATATAAAAACACAAGTAGAACAGGTAACCTTTCTTTCAAAATTGTGGTAGATCACCCGTCTATAATGAACCTTCTTGTTAATAAACAATTGGCAAACATTAGTGACGAAAAATTTCAATCTATTGTAAATTCATTTATTGCAGGTGCAACCAAATATGATTTGTATGAGTTAGCGGCAAAATTTAACACACTTCCATTAAGAGAGTTAGAAGCTTATCAAAATATACTTAACGATAATAGATTGACTGAAGAGGAATTACAACAGATACAAGGATCAATTCCAAAAGAAAACACAAACCCTGGAAACGCGCAAAGCATAGTAACACAAGATTCTTCAAAACAAGATTTTATCAATCTCTATACGAATAAAATCGGATTTTATTTTTTTCCAAATACAGTAGATTTTTCTCAATCTATTACAGAATATAATAAGGGAATTCCGGTAGGGTATGTTCCTCAAGGGGTAGAAACTTCAGTATCAGGACAAATAAAAACATTCACTAAAACGTCGTCATTAGCTTTTGAAATAATGGTATTTACTTCGAACCTTTACGAAATTAATAATAATTTTATAAACGGAATAAAACAACAAATTTTTAACGGAAATGTTGTAAACTTAAAAATTTCAGGAAAAAATAATCAATTTGCTGACTCATCAAAAAATTGGATTACAGAAAAGTTGAAAACTGAAGTTGACAACGGAAATTTGATTATTACAACCGATGGTTCTTTGACTAATGTGACGGTATATAATTTTGCCAATGGTAAATCACAAGCCGGAGATACCTTTTCAACAACACAACAAATTACAAACGTATCACAAACTGGTAATATATTATACTCCTACCCTAATTTAGCAACAAATGTTGCTTTAGTTAGTGAAATAAAGATAGAAAAAAAACAAGACAACCAAGACCCTACAAAACAAAATAATTTAAATCAAAGTAAACCCGATCAACCAAACCCTCAAACAGTAAAACCTCAACCTAACACAGATTTACAAGACAGATTGAAACAACAGATAGGTAAAAAAATTGTAAGGACATTATTAAATGAACAGGACTACTTTGAGATGTTAAAAGATTCAGACCCTATAGCATTTAAAGGATTAAAAAGTAAATTGAAATATTTTAATCCGGCATTTCACTCAACAACTCCTGAAGGTTTGAATGCGAGATTGACTTTTCTGAATCAATGTGTGAGACCAGGACAAACAATTCCTGTAATAGGACCTGACGGAAAACCAAAATATAATGACGCTTTAAATACTTCCTTTGGTGCCCCACCTGTGTTAGTTATTAGAGTTGGTGATTTTTATCATACTAAAGCAATACCTGGAACTTTATCAATTGATTATGAAACGCCTCAATTAGATATAAATCCGGAAGGAATTGGTTTACAACCAATGGTTGCAAAAATTAGTATGGATTTGAAATTTATTGGAGGACATGGGTTAGCTCAACCTATTGAATCTTTACAAAATGCTTTATCATTTAATTTTTATGCAAATACAGAAATGTATGACGAAAGAGCTGAAGAAACAGAATTAAACTATGCTTTAGTAGAACTTGTGGATAAAGCAATTGCAAATCAAACACAAGGAGACATAACAGGTAGAGAAGGTGGAGAAACTATTGGAAGTATATTAACAACCGCAGTAACTGGTGATGTTGAAACAGGAGACATTGACTACTCCAAAATATTCAATCAGACCGCAACTCAAACAAGAGATTATGTAAATGTGAGTTATAATCAAATCAAATCTTTAAATAGTTTGACAAATTATAGTATGTATACACTTTTAACTGATGATAGAAATTTTACAAGTGGAGACACATTAGTTTATAGTAATGACCCCATCAAAACTTATATTTTTGGAAAACCAGAAAAGTATGAAAAAAAATTAAACAAATTAGCAAATAAAATAAAAGATGATATTGATGGAGGTATAAACCCATTAATTTCTTCAGTTGAAAAAATTTCTGGTATTCCTGAACCAATTGTCAGAAATTTAAAAAAAGATTTAAAAAAGTATGTCGAAAGTATAAGTAAAGAAGTGGTTATTGATATAGTAGATCCACTCAATCAATTAGTTGAAGTACAACAAAATCTTGTTACCTTATTTAATAAAATGAATATTGTAACTATGCAAAAAGTACCTAATAGAGAAGTAAAAGGTCAAGATGGAAAAATATCTAATCAAGGTACGGTTGTTTTCTACGATCTATCAGACCCAAAATCCGTTTTAATTCCTATGTTGGCAGAATACCTCGAAATTGCAAAAACATGTAATTCTTTGAATGATCTTTATAAAAACGCTAAATTAGTTTCTTATGATGGGATTAAACTTTATGATGAGGAAAAATGTTATTCTAAGTATGGGTTTGAAAATAATACTGATGACGCGGATAATAGATTTTACACTTTATGTTCACAAACTTTTACAAATCCTGAAAAGTATCAATTGTTTGTTTCATACATAATAACTCCACAAGTAAAACAACAAGGATATGATTCAAAATTTACATCAATTTTAGAAACTATAAGAAATAGATATGTAGGATATTATCAACAACAATCAAAAATTATCAACAGTTTGGATTCCGAAGATAAAAACGTCGAGTTTCAAAAACTCAAAACATTTAAGTTACAAGAAAAGGATAGAAAACTTATTTATAAAACTGCTACAGGATATCCAGATTCATCGTATATTACAATAGAAAATAGAATACAGAATATATATAGTCCATATAACCCAACATTCAATAAAAGTACATTTAACGGAAAAAACAAATTAAATTAAAATGCAACTACAATATTATAATAGGTATAGTCAATTTTTAGAGAATGGAGAACCAATCACAGTTCCATATGTTTTATTGAACCCAAAACCAAGTGATAAAAATTATATTTACAAGGTTGCACAATCAAGATTGGATAAAATTTCTCAACAATATTATAATAGTCCTTATTTTGGTTGGTTAATAATGGTTGCAAATCCAAAGTACGGAGGTCAAGAGTGGAACATTCCTGACGGGGCTATTTTGAAAATTCCATTTCCTTTAATTACATCTTTACAAGATTATAAAAATGCGGTAGAAAATTATTATTTTTATTATGGTAGTCAATAACGAAAACATATTAGTAGATTTTGATTATCAAAACGTTCTTTTAATTGACCCAAACAAACTTATTGATAATGAGGGTAATGTAAAAACAAGACACGTAAAACAAGAAAATTTTGTAATGTACGCAAACTTAGAATGTAAAGTTTCACCAAGAACAAGATTGTCTTTAGGTATCGATCAAAACGCAAATGAACAACAAACAATTTCTGTTGCAACAATTAATTTTTTAAATCCGGGACTTCAAAAGTTTTTAACAAACAAATACACCGATGAAATAACTGGAAGAGGTGCTTTAGAAGGACAAGGAATAAACCAAGCAGTCCAATCACAAGTTTCAAGACCACTAAATTCAGATGAATTTTATTTAAATCAAACATTCATGTCTGAAGGTCAAAATCAAACAACTCAAACAGGATTGTTAGGTATAAAAAGTATTAGTATACAAGATTCAACTAATTTTTTTCCTACTGTTGATATTCGTTTAATCGATGTAAGAGGAAGGGCATTATTTGAATTGGGAGATAACTCACCGTACTCGGTTTTTTTCCAATACCCTTATCCTCCATTTTTTTTGACAATTAAAGGTTATTACGGAAAAGCAATTAGATATCAACTACTTTTGAAAAAATTTAGTAGTAGATACGATTCTGACACAGGATCTTTTGACATTACTTTAAAATTTGAGCCATATAAGTTTAATATACTTGGTGAGGTAACACTTTCAGATTTGGTCGCTCTTCCAAATATGTACGAAACACAAATTAGTACTTTGTTAAATGTAAATGCAACCAACAACAATGCTCAAGTTAACAATAATCAAAGTACAACATCTTCAAATACTGTTACTAAAGGATATGAAAAAATTAGAGAAGTTTACAATGAATATAAAAGTAAAAATTTAATTGATAAAAATGTTCCTGAGTATACCTTAATTGAGTTTAGAGAAAATTTAGTTCAGTATATAAAAAACATTCAACAAAATTACCAAAAACAATCTTTGACAGGATTGACTAATGCTGAAATATATAAAAATGATTTAGGTGAATTTACAAATGTAATTTATAGTAATCAAGATTCTTGGTGGAAAAAAAATATAGATTTAACTAATCCCATTATAATAGATGTAGGACAAAACGAGAGAATTGCAATATTTCCCTTGAAAAAAGAAATAAACGATGTTAAACAAAAAAGAGAAGATACCGATAAGGAACTTGAGAATTTAATAAAAAAATATGTCGATAAGTTAACAACTAATGCAACTTTTGGAAAGGGAAAAGAGTATGTTATAGGAACAAAAAAAGTGAGAAGCGAAATACCTGTTAATTTACAATTGGGTGATTTTTATTACCTCAACTCTAACACCATATCAACAAGTTATAGTATAAATTATGAAAAAACTTTAATTGCTAGAAGTGCCGCAAATTCACAACCAACACCTCAAGAAGTTACAGATTTTAAAAATAAACTAAATGACGAAATATCAACCACAAACCCACAATGGTATTACTACATATTAGAATCTATACCTGGACAAACTTTTTTTCCAAAAATAAGTGAATTACAAAAACAAATCAAAGAAAAAAAACAAGAGTTGGAAACTAATCTAACAGAGTTTTTTGCCCAAGATCTTTCACAACAATTAGGATATGAACCAACAATAAGAAATATGGTTGGAATAATAGTGGCAAATGCTGAAGCATTTTTAAGATTGTTAGATGATGTCCATGTTAATTCATGGTATCAAAGAGATAACCCGATCAAAAAAAGAGCAATTATTGATAATAATCAAAATAGTGTTTCCGTTGATAAACCAAATATTCCCAAAAAAAATCAACCAGTATATCCTTGGCCACAACTTATAAAAGAAAAAAATGTAAACAACAAAACAATTTATGAGATTTCATATCCTGGAGATTACCCCGAAACAGGTTCTGACGACTACAGTGTTTGGCCCGAAGTTGAATTTGTTGAAGAATATCTAACTGGTTTGGTCCAAAGAATAAACCCATCAACACCAAAATCTTTAGGTAATACAGGTTTGGCAGACAAATATGTTACATATAATGCTGTCGAATATCCTTTGACGGCAGAAATATATGCTAACAAACAAGAAGTAAAATTTATTTATGAAATATATGAACGTTTAACAACTTATGCTTTTTATACAAAACTTGGTAGAACTAATTCGGTTGAAAAATCCGTGTTCAAAACATTAATGCAGGCAGAATTAAATAACATATTAGAATCATTACAAAACAGCAATCCTTTTTTAATTGAAACATTAAAAAATTTTACTTTTAACGCCGCGAACTTCGAACTAATATTAAGACATATATCAAATGAAGGTACGGGAGAAAGTTGGGAAAATTATTCAAGAGGGATATACAACACCCCATATTTAGAAAGTGTAACTCAAACTCCATATTATATTTCTAGCTTTACTCCTCCAAGTCAGAAATCGGGAGGCGATATTACTAATCTCAATGATTACTTGTCGGGATCTACAATTGATTCAGATCAAACAGATGTTTATCCATATGTGATAGGAAAATGGATTTTAAACAATGTATCCGACTCAAACCCACTTACATCCGATATTAAAAATTTCTTAAGTACTTCTAAAGTAATCACATTTAACTCAATACAAAAACAACTATCAAATTTTGGAGGTTCCGTAACTATTAGACCTTATACTAATTTTGCTTGTTTAAACACTAACCCTACTGGAGATATTTCTTTTAATTATCAAACATTAGATGAACTGAAATTATTTTACAATGAAAGAAAAGATGACCTAACAAAACAATATGTAACTGAAGGTAATTTAAATTATTTGAATTATGATGGTTTCCTTTTAGAGTCAGGAACAACCTCCATGTTGAACACCCCATACTTTATTAATGCGATACTCAAAGGAGTAGATAACTATAAAAATTTTAACAAATACCCCTATAGAGAGGCCGCTTACCTATTTTTAAATAGTTTACCTTTATCAACATTAAGAGAAAAATATTTGAGTGGAGATGATCCAGCCGATGAGTTGGATTATATTTTATCAACAATAAAAAGATTTGGTGCAATACATAAATTACCTTTTGCTTGGATTTTAAAATATGGATCAATTTGGCATAGATATAAAAATTGGGTAGAAACAGGTACAGATTTTATGGTTCCGATTTGGAATAATTTTAATGCAGTTGCAAATTATGACCCTATCACAAACGACCCAACCAAAAAATATTCAATTACCGCAAATAGCCAACCATATGAGGTGGTTTTACAAGAAGATATAACCTCAGGGTTTTTAACATCAACGGAAATGGATTTGGGGTTTTATCCAAGGTTAATGAATGATTTCAATTACTTTTATAATGGTTTGAATTTGTTTTCTGCATATACTTCACAAGAAATACAAAAAGATATTGACAGCGAAAAATTAGTAGTAAGTTATTTTCCTGATGGAATAACAAATTTTCCATTTGGTATAGATCCTGCGGACCAAAATAGGAGTATTACAATTAAAACATGGTCATGTTTTGTAAAGGATGATTTAGATGGTGATTATCTTGTAATTCCGTCATTTGGGTCTAAACTTAATCAAACAAAATATGAATGTTTTAAACAATCAAATCAAGCAGGTTGGACTATGGGGATTGAGGTTAAAAATAATCCAGCGGTTTTCAATGGGTCAGTACGTATGTTTTGGGCGGCGCCAAACTACGGATACTTTGATAATAGTAAAGTGGCTCTCAACAGGCCTGATCAATATTTAAAACAAATATTACAAACTAGAAAAAAACAAGAAAACTTTAGAATTCAATCTGAAGTTACAACACCAATTCAACTATTGTTCAAAGATGTTGCAGAATATTCTTTTATTGAGGAAATGTTTTCAGTTTTTGAAAAAGATATTTTGGATTTGTTTGAACAACATTTTTTAGAATTTTCCAAATCTAAATATGATTATGAAAATATTTTAAAAACCCCACAAGGGTACCAAACAATCGATACCCCTACAACAACAAGTTACAAAAATTTTCAAACATTAATGAAACAATTGATGAAAGTTACCCCACCAGATACTGTCAGTTCAGCGCCAAATGACGTTGTCTCGAATGTAAGACAATTACAATTAAACTATGTTACAACAGTAATTAAAGATTTTGTTAATTATGACATATTGTTTGATATGGGAAATCCATCAAATTACAACAAACAAAAATTTTTCTCACTAACAAGATTTCCTTTAGTTGATAAATACGTACCAAAGGCATACACGGTTAACACACCATACGCTTTACCTGCAGTTAACAATACAACAACTTTAGCTCAGTCAGTTATCAATTATCCTGATGAATGGAGAACTCTTGAACTTTATGTTGGATTTTCTACAATTCCTGAATTAATTTATAAAGATGCTGGGTCATACATAACAGATTTTTTTATTGATCTTAATATAGAATTCACAGTACAAAATATCGAATATTACTCGTATCTAATAAAAATTTACGCAACACAAAAATTATTAAACCCAACAATAACATCCTTACAATTTTCTCAAATATTACAAAACTATATTGAAGTTACAAATATTTTCAGAAACGACATGGTTAATGATTTAATGCCTCAATTAGTTAAAAATTTACCAAACCAAACTATAACCAAAACTCCGAAAAAGGCACCTGTAAGTGGAAAAACAAGTAAAATTGTAGTGTACGAAAAGTTTAAAGCTTTGAATGATAAGTACATTGCTGGTAATGATTATAAATTACAAACTCTTTTTGAAGATTTTTATTTTGTTGATCGTGCATCACGAAATATTGGAAACACCCTCTATTGTGATGTTGTCTATTGGAAAGATAAAATTGATAAATTGTTAAAAGAAAATCCTGAATATAACATAAAACTGTTTTTGGAAGAAGCAATTAATGACACCGGATTTAACACTTATCTACATCCAGGTTATGTAAATTACTATGACGTAAACGACATAAATGTAAGACCGAATTCCAAAAATCAAGGGTCTACACAAATTGCAAATGATATTTTTGGAACTCATTTAGATGTTGACTATAGGAAATCAAGAAGTAAATGGTTGAATGTTCTTGGGACAACAGATAGTGTTAATTTAGATATACCTGGAAATGATTTTAAAAATGATATTTTCCAATTGTCAAGACAATCTGACATGCCTCTTTTAGAAGATCAAACAAACAAATTAGATTGGGCGCACTCGAACAAGGTTGTGGCTTTTAATGTGGACGTAGGAACCTTCAACCAAGGTGTTTTCAAAAATTTTGACATCAACATGGAAACAGGACAAAAAACCTCTGAAGAAATTGAAATAAATTATGCAACAGCACAACAAGCGGGAGGTCAAAAATCATCGGCTCAATCATACTCAATGTATAATTTATACAAATATAGAGTATATTCTTGTAATCTAAGTATGATGGGATGTGCAGTTATTCAACCGCTTATGTGGTTTAATTTAAGAAACGTACCAATGTTTTATGGTCCATATATAATAAGAACTGTTAGTCACAGTATTGCTCCCGGATCATTTACAACTGACGTGGTTGGATATAGACAAAGAATTGCAGAATATGCGCCTCAAGATAGTTATTTACAAAGTATCAGAGATAATTTTGTTACACCATTAATCTCAAACATTTTAAATACTACTTCACAAGGTATTACAACCAATTTAAGTACACAACAATCAAACAAAGTCCAATCTTTAGATAGTATTTTAAGTGCGGATACTAATGATTCTTGTGGAGTATTAAAAACAAGTAATTTTAATAATATCTTGTATAGTGGTGCAACAACAAGTGCAAGTGTACCTGTACAAAGCGTGTACGATGAAATAACTAATGTAATAATAAGTACATCGGCAACAACATCAAACCAACAAAAAGAAATTTTAAGAGAAATTGTGTATACCATTATATATTTGTCAAACGCTAATCCAAGTGGAAGACAAATAGATCATACTGGATACAATTTGGGAGATATTGATTTAACTAATTTATGGGGAGGATTAATTCCGTCAATTATTAATACAAACAATCAAGGGTACTTTTGTGCAAGAGTTAATCCGAACGAAAAATTTTTACCTTGTCCGGCATTCAACTCGATAACATTTCCAATAGAAATTATGGTTAATTATTTTGAATTGATTGTTAGAAACGACGCAACACTACTAACATTAACCGACACACAAAAAGAAACTGAGTATGCAAAAATTTATACATTGTATTGGCCACGAGTGGTACAAAGTAATGTTTGGGACACGTTATTAGTTGATGATAAAAATAAAATTTTAATTAAGACGAAACAAGCGCTTTCAAGTTTGGATCAATTACTTGATACTCCATTTTAAAATTTTCTAAAACTTCAGATATTTATAAAAAAAAACATTATGACAAACACTAAATTAATTTTAGACAACTTTTTAGGAAAAAATACAAGAGTTTCCGAAAAAGATTTAGGTGACGGAACCAAACAAGTTTGTGACTTGGACACAGGAGATTGTTACACAATTAGAATGAAAGACGGACTTATTGAAAGAGTCGACAATACGATGAAACAAAATAGAAGAGTTCAAGTAGAAACCAAAACAGGTATAAAACAATTATTGAATGGTTAAAATGAAAATAGATCAAAAAATAATAGAAGAGTTAAAAAGATATAACTCAATTAATAAATATATAAAAGAACAAGCTGAACCGCCAGCTGAAGAACCCACAGAAGACCCACTTGCAGGAGCGTTAGGAGGACCATTAGGTGGTGGAGACCTCGGAGGACCATTAGGTGGAGGAGCTGATTTAGGTGGATTACCACCACCTCCAGGAGGAGCGCCCGCACCACCCGCAACTGGAGCACCCGCACCTGTAGCACCCGAAGCAGGGGCAACAACTGGAGCAACACCTGTCGACGTTGCTAAAGACCCTGATGTTGAAGAGGTAGGTAAAGAAGACGACGAAACTGAAGAGTTAGATATTACAGATTTAATAAATTCTCAAAAAACTATTGAAGATAAACAAGAAGAATATTTTAATAACCTTTTTAAACAACTAGAAACTTTAGAAAAAAAAGTCGGTGAGATGGATAATTTAGTTAACACCATTAATAGTTTAGAATCCAAGATTGAAAAAATGAGACCAAAAACTCCTGAAGAAAAATTGGAGCTTAGAAGTTTGGATTCAGGACCTTTTAAACAAAAACTAACAGATTTTTTTGTTGATAAAAAAGAAGAGATGGAAAAATCAGGAAAAAACGAATATGTTTTAACTTCCGATGAAGTTGAAGATTATTCACCAGGAGAAATAGAAGATTCTTTTTATGACTATGGTGATAACAACGAAGATTACCCCGGACAATTTTCACGAAGATAATTTTTAAAAAGGTCGAGTTATTCGACCTTTATTTTTTAATATATCATTTGACATTAACTTATTATACAACTATAATTTTAACACATAAACTTTTAATTTCAATTACAAATGGCGACAAATTCATTAGACGCAGTACTTGCACAGTACGAAAAATCAACTCAGAACAGCGGAGCAAGCGGTTCTAAAATGTCTCAAGAAGACCGAATGAAAAAATATTTCGCGGCTCTTTTGAAAGACAATGAAAAACAAGGACAGAGACGAGTACGTATTCTTCCTACAACTGACGGATCTTCACCGTTCAAAGAAGTATGGTTCCACGAAATCCTTGTGGACGGTAAATACCAAAAATTTTACGATCCAGGAAAAAATGATAATGAACGTTCACCGTTGAATGAAGTTTATGAAGAACTTATGTCAACAGGTCGTGAGGCGGATAAAGAACTTGCAAAACAATACAAAGCTCGTAAGTTTTATATTGTTAAAGTGGTTGATCGCGATAACGAACAAGACGGAGTTAAATTTTGGCGTTTTAAACACAATTACAAACAAGAAGGAATCCTTGATAAAATTATTCCAATTTGGAAAGCAAAAGGTGACATCACAGATTCTGATACAGGACGTGATTTGATTCTTGAATTAACCAAGGCAAAAACTCCAAAAGGAGCTTTTTATACAGTAATCCAAACAGTAATGTATGATGATCCATCTGCAATCTCTCAAGATAAAAATCAAATGTCTGAATGGGTTTCTGATGAGTTGACTTGGGAAGACGTATATTCTAAAAAACCTGTAGAATATCTTGAAGCAATTGCAAGAGGAGAAACCCCGCGTTGGGATTCTGAAAAAGGAGGATACGTTTACTCAAATGATGAAACATCTGAAGTTTCTATGGGAGGATCACCAAAAGCAGAACGTAAGTCAATCAACGAAGTTGCAGACCCACAAGCCAATGATGAGGTCGATGAAGAATTACCATTTTAATTTTTAAATATGGGGGTCAGTGACCCCCATTTATTTTTACCATGAAAAAAGTACTTTGTTTTACACCAAGTTATAACAGATATAAAATGTTACGAGGATCAATTCTTGACATCAAAAATCAAAGTTATCGAAATATCTGTCACTCTATTAATGTTTGTTTAGATCATATATCGAATTTAGATTTGATTCCAAAGGTATTTGACGATTTAATTGATGAATGTTTAGTTATTAGTTATCACAGAAATGAGCACCAACACACAAATCACATCAAGGCAATTCTTGAGGTTGATGGTTGGGAGGAATATGATATTTTTGTAAAAATAGATGATGACGACATTTATAAAAAAGATTACGTCAAAACCATAGTCCAATACTTTGAAAAAAATGATGTTGACGTTGTTTCATCTGTCATGGCATACCAAATAAATGGAAAGTTTTTAAGAAAAGGAAATTATCATAATTTGGGGGCAAATCCTGAAATGTGTGATTTTAAAATGCCGGCAACTTTTGCGTTTAATCTTAAAGCATTAAAACAAATATTAGAATTAGATAACTTATATGCGTTTGAAGATAATATGTGGAGAGACATATGGTGTAAAAAAAGTGTAATTGGAGAAGTAGACAACACCGAAAATGTTTTGTGGCACATTCATGGTAAAAATACAACAACATCAGATTTTTTGATTGAAAGAGAAAAATAATAAATATGATCATTTATATTGTAATTTAAAATTACTATTATTAAAATAAAAATATATGAAACCATTTATTGCAGAAAAATTAAAGGAAGCCCTCGTAAAAAAGTATGAGGCAGAAATCGCAGACGCTGAAGCCAGACTTTATGTTTATTTCACAAACTCTGTTGGGATTGGAGAACATCCACAACACACAGAAGAAATGGACAACTTAGTAGAACAACTTACAAATGCAAAAGATAAGTTAGATACAATTAACAATTTTCAAATTATTGAACTATAATGGCTCTAAAGAAAAACGATTTTAGCTCGATCAAGAAGAAATTTTCTTCGGACGCAAAATATAAACCACAAAGATTTTTTGATCTTGGACCTGACTTCTTAGATGCGGTTGGTTTACCCGGTCCTGCAATTGGACACCTAAACATGTATTTGGGGCATTCAGACACAGGAAAAACTACCGCTCTTGTTAAAACTGCTGTCGACGCCCAAAAGAAAGGTATTTTACCCGTGTTTATTATTACAGAACAGAAATGGTCTTTTGAACACGCTAAACTTATGGGGTTTGAATGTGAAGAAGTGGTTGACACTGAAACAGCTGAATTAACTTGGGACGGTTTCTTTTTATTCAATAATAATTTTGAATACATCGAACAAATTACAGATTACATAAATGAACTATTAGACGCACAAGAAAAAGGTGAGTTAGATTATTCACTTTGTATAATGTGG